AACGCAGTGGTGTTTGGCAGTTTCCAAGGTTACTTAGCAAAGGTAGTAGTATGACTACAACAGATATTGAAATCCAAAAAGCTCGTTACGCTAATGATATCTTCACCACAGAAGGTGAGGCTAAAGCTCGTAGCATGGACATGGGGCTAGATGGTGTAGTTCATGTATCTACCTACGATGGACAAGCTGTATATATGCCAGCTGAGAGCCACGAGGCTTATTTGGCGTACTACCTACCTGAAGGTACTGAGGAAGGCTCTAGTGAGGCTCCTATAGACCGTAAAGAGGTTATGGAGTATGCACTTCAAGCAGTAGTAGAAGCCATTATGGAGTTTGTAGTGGAAAAACAAAGCCACGGTACTTTTAAGGTACTAAAGATTGATGAGGACCAACGAATCATATTTGGTTGGGGTTCTGTCACAACTCACAAAGGTGAGCTTGTAGTAGACCTACAAGGTGATGTCATCAAAACAGATACGCTACACAAAGCAATCAATGAGTTTATGAAGGGTGTACGAGTTGGAAAACTCAACCACTCAGGCGAACAGGTAGGGCAGATTGTCCACTCATTCCCCATGAGCAAAGATATTTGTGCAGCACTAGGAATCCAGTCTGACAAGGAGGGTTGGATCACTGGTTACCATGTAACTGATGATGCCCTTTGGGAAAAAGTCAAGTCTGGTGAATACGCGGAATTTAGCATTGGGGGCCGCGCCCAGAAACAGGAGTTCTAATGCCCACTGAACTTATTAACCTAGAGCTAGACGAATTGAGTTTAGTTCCTAAGGGAGCTAACCAGATGGCTAAAGCTCCTATCTACAAAGCTCTCAATGGAGATACCATGACAGAAGAAACAGAAAAGATGGCCCCTGAGATGGACGCCAAGATTAAAGAATACATGAAGGCTAAAGGCTGTGATCGTAAGACCGCAATGGATGCCCTTATGAAGTCTTTTGATGATGTAGAAACACTCAAAGCTGAAAACGAACGCCTGCGTAAGGGTCTGTTGGACGGTGGGTATGTCATTAAAGCTGACACCATCGAAAAGGCTGCACCTGTTGAGTACGTAGAGTACAGTGGTGAAAAGATCAACAAAGCTGACATCCCAGCACCCATTCTGAAAGCCCTTGAGTTGGCTGAAGTTGAAAAAGCCGATGCAGAACTCACCAAGAAAGCTGAAGCTACCCTGCCTCACTTTGACACTGCTGTAGCTAAAGGCTTGATCTCTGCTGTAGCGAAGATGGACGATGTAGAAGCCCTCATGGAAGCCCTTATGGCTGCTGATAAAGCATTTGAGGACAAGATGCAAGAACTTGGTAAGTCTGCCACAGATGGCGAATTTACTTCCCCCAAAGAAAAGCTAGACCACATGGTTAAGTCTTATGCTGATGAGCACAAGGTAGACACCTACAAAGCCTACGCTGAAGTTGCTAAGACCGCTGAAGGTAAAGCACTTATTAACAAATCCTACAAAGACAAGGAATAATAAACATGGCGACCATGCTTTCGCGTGACACACGCACTTTCGTAGCTGGTAGTGATCTTACTGCTGCACAATTCAAATTCGTTTCTCTTGCCGCTGATGGTCAGGTTGACGTAACTGCTGCTGCTGGTGGCAATGCCATCGGTATCCTCAGCAACAACCCTGATGTTGGCCAAGCTGCTACAGTAACCGTCTCTGGTGGTTATATGGTTGAAGCTGGTGGTACAATTACTGCTGGTGACCAAGTACAATCGTCCGCAACTGGTACTGCCCTTTTGGCTGCTACTGGCGATGTTGTCTTGGGCTACGCTCTCGAAGATGCTGTAGTCGGTCAGATCATGCGTATCGAATTTATCACTGGCGGCAACCTCGCAGCCTAAGCATAGTTAAGGAAAACTAATATGCCTCTTTTGACTCCTAGTGCTGTTCACATTGACCAGCCATTGACCAACCTGACAATCGCTTTCAACCAAGAGCCTTCTAACTTCATTGCGGACCAAGTGTTCCCTGTAGTTTCGGTTCCTAAGCAGTCGGACAAATACTACGTCTACAACCAAGACGACAGCAACCGTACTGGCAACGTAAAGCTGCTTGCACCTCGTACTGAAGTTGAACGCATTGGTATGCAACTGTCCACAAGCTCCTACTTCGCTGAAGTATATGGCCTTGGTGCTGACTTCTCCGAGCAGGACTTGGCTAACGAAGATGCAATGCTTGAGACACGCGCTCAACAGGCATTTGATGTTGTCAACCAGCTTCGTATCCACCGTGAACAGGCTTTTGCTGACACCTTCTTCAAGACTGGTGTTTGGGGTACTGAGTACACTGGTGTAGCTAACGCTGACAACGATACCGCAGCAGAAGTCACACAGTGGTCTGACTACACTAACTCTACACCAATCGTAGACGTCACTACAGCTCGTCGCACAGCCTTCCTTAAGTCTGGTGGCTTCGACATGAACACTATGGTTGTAGATGTTGAGACTCGTGACATCTTGATTAACCACCCTGATATTCTGGCACGTTTGAACGGTGGTGCTACCATCACAAACACAGCACTGGTTACTAACGCCAAGCTGGCTGAAATCTTCGAGGTAGAGAACTTCTTCGTAATGAAGGCTATTGCCAACACTGCTGCTGAAGGTCTCACTGCTGTAAACGGCTTCATTAGCTCCAAGAAGGCTATGCTGGTACACGGTCCTAAGCGGGCTGGCCTGCGTACTCCTGCTGCTGGTCTTACCTTCGCTTGGGACTCTATCCCCGGTGTATCTGGTATGGGTATCACAGTAGAAACCTTCTCTGACGATGCTCTGAAGCGTCAACAGATTGCTGAGATGATCCAAGTCAAGATGGCTTATGACATGAAAGTCACAGGCGCTAACTTGGGTGTGTTCTTCAACACTGTTGTAGCTTAAACTAAAAGTGTCCGAAGGGTGTAGTATCTTTCGGACACACCTCTAAAGAGGTAACCTAAGTTACCCAATAATAATAGACATAAACATCATCTCAAAAGAGAAGTCACACACATGAAAGCTAACGCTGATATGCACCCTACATACTTAGGGTTCCAAATTGACTGGCCCGTTTTCGTTAAGATTCCATTCTCAAGTGGTAATCGAAACTGGACCAAAGGTGAAGAATACAAGTGGGCAGAACTAGGTTTCGATCAAGCTGCTGTAGCCCGACTATACGCTACAAACTTCATTCATCACAACCGAGCTTTAGAGGCTCAGAATAAAGTGGGCGACCGTCTACATGAAATGAGCGCCTCTCAACTACACTCCCTTGTGATCCAACTCAATGCAGAGCTTAAGAGCCGTACAGTTTCACAGAAGGATTACGATAAGAACCGCTGTAAGCAGTCTAAGATTGAGGCCAAACAACGGGGTCTTATTCGTAGGTGGTTGTACTCAAACCAGTGGTCTGAAGAGTTCTACTACGACCTAAGGGATCGTATCATAGGTGATAAACCTACCACAGAAGAATAAACACATAGGATGACCTGATGGCCTTTAGTTACGATGATACAGACCTTACTACAGACACAGCATCAGGTCGCCTTAATGCTACCCGACTACTCTTGGGGGACACTAACTCAGGTGACCCTCAAGTACAAGATGCAGAAGTCAACTTTTCCCTGTTACAAAATGGTGACAATGTGTACTTCTCAGCAGCTTGGCTTGCTCGTGTAGTAGCCTCTAAGTATGCCCGTGAGGTAGACACAGAGCTAGATGGTCAGATGTCTGCTGACTTCTCTCAGATGGCAAAGGCTTATACTAAGCTGGCAGACAGCCTTGAATACCAAGGTAAAACCTCAGGTGCTAAACTAGGTGCCTACGCTGGTGGTATTACTAAGACTTCTGTTGGTGTAGCTCGACTGTTGCCTAACAGGGTTGAACCATCTTTCCGTAGGGACCAGTTCCATAACCCACCTAACCAAGACAGTAGCTTTACTGACCAAGATGGATACTAGGGGGTAACCAATGTCTTCACTCATGTCTAATAGCCTGCTGACCTTAGTTAATAGGTTTGGTAGGACTGCTACACTACAGAAAAACTCTTATGCAGCCTATGATCCAGCTACAGGTTCCGTAGGCACTAACACTTCTACTAACTACACGGTTAAGGCTTACTTCGCTGAATACGAACTTAGTGAGATCAATAACGACAGTGTTGTAATGGGTGACCGTAAGGCAGTGTTTCCTAGTGTAGATACAAGTGGTGTTACCCTACCTGAACCTGATGCTGATGACATTGTTGTAGGTGTAGGTGACAAGGTTAAGATCGTTAGCGTGTCTAAGATTTACTCTGCTGATACATTAACCTGTTATATCTGCCAAGTGAGGGAATAATTGCATGGTTACTCAAGTTACCATTAGCCCTAGCTTTCAGGCTAAGATGACTAAACTAGAGCAGTTGTATGGTGACAAGATTGAAGACAAACTCACAAGTCTAGGTCTTTACGCTGTAGAAATCTCCCCCGTTGATACTGGTGCTTTTGTAGAGTCTTGGTCGTTACGTCCTATTGGCTCAAGCTCTGGTAGGCGTAGACAGAGAGAAGGTAAACCTAGCAAGGATACCGCTGCCGCTAAGGCTGACGCTAGAAATAACATCCTCAAAGATGCTGCTGACTACAAGAAACAGATTGTAGAAAAGGGTGGTGCAGTCTTGGTGAATAGATCATCGGATGCCAAAGAGGTAGATAAACGCTTCCAGACTGTAGGTAGAGTTAGGGATAGGTTCCGGTAATGGCTTCAATATATTCAGAGATCAGGGCAACCTTCGAGACTGCCTTATCAAACATCACAGACATACCTAGCATAGCTTGGGAAAACGTAACTTTTTCACCTATCACTGGTGAACCATACGTCAAATGTCGAATGATCCCTACAGTAAGAGAACCTGCTGTAAGGGGTCTTAACCCACAAATGTACTACCAAGGTTACTACTTGATTGAGTGCTTTGTACCGGAGGGTTTAGGCCCAAGTGCTGCTGACGATCTTGCAGATAAGATAATAGATGCTTTTGAGGCTACAACAGACGTTAGCCTTGGCGCAATCAACATCCACATTCGTTATGCAGAAAGAGACTTGGGTGTTCCAGAAGGTTCACACTTTATGGTCCCTGTTCGTATCGGGTATCAAATATACAACTAATGGAGAAACCTTAAATGGCCTTTGCACAGAATAGCCGTAGCGGTCTTAGCTACATTGTAGAAAGCACTTTCGGGACTACCCCCGCTGGTGACTTTACAGCAATCCCACAGAATACTAACAGCCTTAACCTGACTAAAG